GGTTCTTATAGTTCTGCAACAAGTACTACAATTCCAAACTCCTTTACTTCAGCTTCATTTGTTTTAGAAACCCTTTCTGAAGGAACTCTTATGAACAATTCAGGTTCAAATATGCTTGGAGCTTCAGGTTCATTAAATTCAGGATCAGCAGATAACATTCGTTGGGAAATTACAAATGCAAATACAGGATCAGGTACATTTAATGTATTAATTCGTCGCGGCAATGATATTGAAGCCAGTAAAATTATATTAGAGGCATGGAATAATTTAACATTAGATCCTAACTCATCTCGTTATATTGCTAAAGTAATTGGTGACCAAAAATTAAACTATAGTATAGCTACCCAACAAATGGAAATATCTGGAAGTTTTCCAAATAATTCCAAATATGTTCGTATAAAATCAGTTAACTATCCTACACCAAATTATTTTGATGCAAACGGTGTTGCTATAAGTGCATATACAGCATCCCTCCCAGTAAATGGAAGTGGATCAGCAGGTGGTGCATTTAACAATGCTACAGGAACTGTAAATAATACTATTAACTTATATGATACTATTGGATCCAACACACAAGGATTAGTAGGTAGTAATTATGATGATATGATTACACTTTTAGGTAATCCTGAAGCATTCCAATTTAATATATTATTTACTCCTGGTTTATTAAATGACACACATACAGAACAAGTATCTAACATTATTGCAAACACAATTGCAAGAGGTGATAGTATGTATGTGCTAGATTTAGGGGTATATGGTAGTTCACTTGGAGAAGCAGTAACTCAAGCTCAAACCCGTGATACTTCATATGCTGCAACATATTGGCCTTGGGTTCGTATTATTGACCCATCTACAGGTAAACATGTTTGGGCCCCAGCTTCAACAGTAATCCCAGGTGTATATGCATTTAACGATAAAGTATCTGCTCCATGGTTTGCTCCAGCAGGCATCAATAGAGGTGGTTTAGCTACAGTACTTCAAGCTGAATATAAACTTACTCAAGGTAACCGTGATTCATTATATAGTAATAACATTAACCCAATTGCAACATTACCTCAACAAGGTGTTGTAGTATATGGCCAAAAAACATTACAAAAATCACAATCTGCTCTTGATCGTGTAAATGTACGTCGTTTGATGATTGAATTAAAATCATACATTCGTCAAATTGCAGATACAATCGTATTTGAACAAAACACAATCCAAACAAGAAATTCATTCTTGTCAAGAGTTAACCCATACTTAGAAACTATTCAACAAAAACAAGGATTGTATGCCTTTAGAGTTGTAATGGATGATTCAAATAATGGCCCAGCAGTAATTGATCAAAATCAATTAGTAGGACAGATTTATATACAACCTACTCGCACAGCTGAATTTATTTCATTAGATTTCATTTTACAACCAACAGGAGCTCAATTCCCAATATAAAAAAATAGAAAACGGAATATTTATAATAAATTAAAATAGAAGCAAAATGCCAATTCTAAATCCAAACGAAATATTTTTCACAGCGTTTGAACCTAAACAATCCAACCGTTTTATCCTTTATATGGATGGTGTCCCTGCATACCTAGTAAAAGGAGTAGGAGCAGTGTCTTTAACCCAAACAGCAGTTGCCCTTAACCATATCAATATCCAACGATATGTAAAAGGCAAAACCATTTGGAATACAATTCAATTTACATTGTATGAGTCAATTACTCCAAGTGGTGCACAAGCAGTAATGGAATGGGTACGTTTAGGCCATGAGTCAGTGACAGGCCGCGATGGATACTCAGATTTCTATAAGAAAGATATTCGCTTTAACGTATTAGGCCCTGTAGGCGATATCGTTTCTGAATGGGTAATCAAAGGAGCTGTCATTACAGAAGTTAACTTTGGCGATTACAACTGGGATGATGACGGAACACCAGTAAATATCCAAGTAACTGTACAACCTGACTACTGTATCTTGAACTACTAAGAACAAAACAACAAATATAATGAAAGCTCCAAAGAAATTTGGGGCTTTTATTTTTCTTTTATATATTTGTCCTATGAAAAAATTAATTACACTTTTATTATTAGCTAATATAGGATATAGCCAATTTTGTCCCGCTTTAGGACCTGATCAATTGCTACCTTGTGGTGTAGGATCAACAACTTTAACCGCAGATTTAAGCCAATGTGGTACTGGTACTAACCCCAATCAAACAACAAATTATACTGTAGGAAATATACCATATGTTTCTCAAACTAATACAGGTACACAGCTTTTTATGGCTGATGATACACAACAAGGACCATTTAATATTGGATTTAACTTTTGTTTCTTTGGCCAAACATATACCCAATTTTGGATTGGCTCAAACGGATGGATTTCATTTTCCCCAGGCCAACCAATTACATTTACTACACAAACTATCCCAACAGGAAATGCTTTAGTACCCAAAAATTGTATTATGGGTCCCTGGCAAGATTGGCATCCTGGTATTGGGGGTCAAATTAGGTATCAAACAGTAGGTGTAGCTCCTTGTAGAAAATTAATAGTAAGTTGGACAAATGTACCAATGTATTCTTGTACTTTAAATCAAGGAACATTTCATATTGTAATTTATGAATCGTCTAATTACATTGAAAATTATATTCAAAATAAACCCGCTTGTTTGCAGTGGCAGAATGGTACAGCAACACAAGGTATCCACAATAACATGGGTACAATAGGCATTGCAGTTCCTGGACGAAACTCATCAGCTTGGACAACAACAAATGATGCTTGGCGCTGGACTCCATCAGGACCAACTGTTAATCCCATTTTAGTGTGGTATCAAGTAGGAGTTGCTGCACCTTTAGGAACAGGAAATACAATTAATGTTACCCCCCCTCAAGGTGGTGCTCAATATACTTGTCATTTACAATACCCAACATGTAATGCTGGTTGGAATGTTTGTAATAATAATGGTGTATCTATAGGTCCTGATACTGTACTTGTTGTACCTGGTTATCCAATTCCGTCAACCGGACCCATTAATGGATTAGATACAATATGTTACTTAAGTTCAAATGAAACATATAGTGTTCCTTTAAACCCTGCTTACAATTATCTATGGAGTACAGTTGGAAGCCTAACTTCAGGACAAGGAACAAATCAAATTACAATAGATTTTAGTTCTTTCTCATCAGGATTTATTCCAGGTGCTATTCAAGTAACGCCTGAAGAAAATGGGTGTGTTGGATTACCTGTATCGTTTGATGTTTATATTTTAAATGTTTTACCTGTAATTGATCCTATAGGACCATTTTGTGAGTATGATGGATCTGTTACTTTAAACGCAACTCCTGTTGGAGGAGTATTTAGTGGTAATAGTATTGGAGGTAATACTTTTACACCTGGAAGCGCAGTAGGAACAAATATACTTACTTACACTTATACTCAAAGTGGATGCGTTTTTGATACTACAACTACAGTAATTGTTAATCCTCAACCAATTCTTGATTCAATTACTCCATATAATCCATTTTATGAATTGTGTGAAGGAGATTCTGTGAATTTAATTTTTACTGCTTTATCAAATTTATCAGGATACAATGAATGGTCATTTATGGGTTTAACCTACCAACAAGATAATTTGAATATTTCATTTGAATCTCCAGGAATGTTCCCTATTTCAGTAGTACACTATTCAAATGGATGTGTTTCTAATATTCAAGAAACTGTAGTAACAATTGCACGTTGCCCTGAATTGCTATTTTATGTGCCAAACTCATTTACACCTGATGGAAATGAACACAATAATGTTTTTCAACCTGTATTTACAAATGGATTTGATCCTTTTGATTTTCATTTAGAAATATATAATCGTTGGGGTGAAATGTTGTTTGAATCATATAATCATACTGAATATTGGGATGGGACATACAATAATACACCTTGCCCTGTAGGATCTTACACATATAAAATTCAATTTGGTTTTAAAGAAACAGACAATGATCAAGTTGTAAGTGGAAATGTTAATCTTATTCGATAGGCCAATATTTATACCCATATGAAACTAGATAGTTTACGTACGTTAGTAAAAGAGGAGCTTAGCAAAAAGCTAAACGAGGAATACCAAGACAAATTTAAAATGGTAGGTATGCTTATCACCAACATTAAAAAGCGCCCCCAAAAAGAAATATTTTCAGATATTCGTTCTATCCCTGGTATAACAGTAGCATCTGTAAAAGAACCTATGGAATATAGTGAACAAAATACAGAAAAATTTCAATCGATCATGACCGTTAAAGTTGATGGACATCCTTGGATTGCCTCTAGTGGTTTTGATCGTTCAAAAATGGAAGACATACGTAAAGCAATATTAAAAGTAGAAGGAGTATTATCATTTAATGTAAATCCTGATAATATTTCATCTCTTTAATATATTTATATAAGACAATAAAGTTATATTAAATAAAAATTATGAGTGAATTTAAGTTACCAACCGAAATGGTTGAATTGCCTTCAAAAGGTTTACTTTACCCTGAAAATTCTGAATTAGCAAAAGGTACTATTGAAATGAAATATATGACCGCTAAGGAAGAAGATATTCTTACTAATCAATCATATATTAGAAACGGTACCGTACTAGATAAATTAATGAAATCATTAATTGTATCAAAAATTAACTATGATGATTTATTAATTGGAGATAAAAATGCAATCATGGTTGCATCTCGTGTTTTAGGTTATGGTAATGAATATACTTTTGAATATGGTGGTGAAGAACATACTGTAGATTTAGCTACGTTAGATAATAAACCACTAAACGAAGAATTATTTGCAAGTCGTACAAACGAATTTACTTTTACTTTACCTAAGTCAAAAAATACAATTACATTTAAACTTTTAACCCACAAAGACGAACAAGATATTAATCGTGAATTAGAAGGTTTAAAGAAAATCAACAAAGACTCATCCCCAGAACTTTCAACTCGATTAAAACACATGATTACTTCAGTTGAAGGAAATCGAGACAAAAAAGATATTCGAGAGTTTGTTGATAATTACCTACTCGCTCAAGATTCACGAGCATTAAGAGAATATGTTCGCGAGATTCAACCAGATGTTGATCTAACTTTTTTTCCCAACGGCAGTGACGATAGAGTCTCTCTCCCAATTGGGCTTAAGTTTTTTTGGCCTGACCTATGATATAGCTCCTCAAGCTCGAGCTAATTTATTCAAACAAATTCATGAAATAGTCTTCCACGGAAATGGTGGATATGATTGGAATACAATCTATAACATGCCTATTTGGCTTCGTAAATATACCTTTAATGAAATAAGGAATTATTACGAAGAACAAAAAGATGCTGCTGAAGGAAAACAAAGTAGTGGGGGAAGACAAACAGTCATTGGTGCCGATGGTAAAGTAAAAGTTCCTGAACTATTACAACAAGTTAAAAATAATAAAAAACCACCCAAATACGGCTAAAAATATTGATTCTCAATATTTATAACAAAATCATTTAGATGGCTGATAAGAATGAAATAAAAAAACAGATAGAAATTCAAATTGAGAAACTTAGTGGAGAAACCGCTCAACACTATAAAGATCAACTTGACTCTCTTGATCGCCAAAATGCTTCTCTAGACAGATACAAACAAACCCTTGGGGATGTTAATAATACTGTATACGAGATGTCCTCTAGTTTTAGCAAAATTCGAAGTCAATTAGATGGTATAGTTAAAGAATTAAAAAATTCAAATTCTAATTCTAGAGATATTGTTAAATCATTTGAAGGTTTAAGATCTATTGCTCAAAAATTAAAAAATGACCAACAAGGAATAACAGATTTAAATTTAGAGCAATTAAAAAAAGAACAATCTAAAGTTAAAGTTCTTCAAGAACAATTAAAAGCTTCTGGTGATATAGCTAGAGATAGATTAGCAGCTGGAGAAGAAATTACAGCACAAGAACAAGCTATATTAGATGCTGAAACAGAAAATCTTAGTATTATTCAACAAATAAATAAAGAATTAGATGAAAGAATTGAAAAGGAAGAAGAAATAAATAAAAAATTAGGAATTACTGGGGTTTTACTTACTGGAATAAGTAAAATTCCTATAGTGGGTCCTCTTCTTAAAACTAATGAAGCATTAGACGCAGCTAGAGAAAAAGCTAAAGCCGGAGGGAATGCATTTCAAGTAATGGGTGCTGGTTTATCGAGCATGGGAAAAAGTCTTGCTAATTCTCTTAAAGATCCATTAGTAGTAATTGGATTACTTGTAAAAGGATTTCAAGCTTTATTGAAGTTAGGTTTTATGGTTGATAAACAAGAAACTCAATTAGCTAAATCTTTTGCCCTTTCTGAATCTTCTGCTCATGGACTTAGAAATACTCTTAATGATATACAAGCATCCTCAGCTAAAAATCTCCATTATCAAGAAAGATCATTAGTTAATACTACGGCATTAGTTGAAGCCTCTACCCAATTAGGTGATGCTTTAGGAGCATCAGTTATTCCTACTCAAGATCAATTAGAGAATCAAATAATGTTAACTAAACAGATTGGTTTATCTGTTGAAGAAGCAAACAATTTGCAAAAGTTAGCATTTGACAATAGAATGTCTGCTGATGATATTACTAAAGAGGTAATAAAACAAACAAAAGCTTATAGAAACCAAACAGGAGTCCAGTTAGATAATAAAAAAATCTTACAAGATGTATCTAAAATTTCAGGCCAATTACGTTTACAGTACGGAAATAATGTTAAACAATTAACAGCTGCTGTAGTTCAATCCCAAAAGTTAGGACTTTCATTAGAACAAACTAAAAAAATTGCTGAAGGATTACTTAATTTTGAAGAATCAATTGAAAATGAACTCTCAGCAGAATTATTAATTGGTAGAGATCTTAATTTAGAGCAAGCTCGTTTACTTGCTTTAAATGGTAAATCTGCAGAAGCTACAGCTTTAATCGCCCAACAAATGGGAGGCTCAGCTGAATTTTCTAGATTAAACGTAATACAACAAGAATCATTAGCTAAAGCTTTAGGCATGAGTGCAGATGAATTAGCTGATTCTATGGTTTATCAAGAACGATTAAATAGTTTAGGAAGTATAGGACAACAACAAGTAACAGACCGAATAGCAGAATTAGAAAAAGAAGGTAGATTTGAAGAAGCTCAACAACTTCAACGAGAAATAGCTAATGGAACTGCAGCTGAAGAGGCGTTAAAACGAGTAGATGAACAAACTAAATTTAATGCTTCTATTGAAAAATTAAAACTTTTATTAGCTGATGTTGTTGATGGACCTGCCCAAGCATTAACTAAATGGATAACAGGTTTAGTAGAAAGTGCAGCCTCAGTAAAAGGATTAATTGTAGGAATAGGACTTGCAATATCTGGAATTAGTCTTTCTAAGTTATTAATAAACATGGCATCTTTAGCAGTATCTACGGGTGCTGCTGCCGCTGGTGCTCTTACATGGGCAGGTGGTATTACTCTTGGATTTGGATTAGTTGGAATAGGTGTAGCTATAGCTGCTGCTATGGGAGCTTTTGAATCTAGTAAAGAAAAAGCCGCAAAACCACCCACAAACTCAAATTATGCTTCAGGAGGTATAGTTGGAGGTAGTTCATTAACAGGAGACAATATGAAAATTAATGCTAATTCAGGTGAAATGGTATTAAACAGAAGACAACAAGCAAATTTATTTAAACTAGCTAACGGTGGTGGAGGTAATGGTCCTATTCAAGTAACGGTTTATGGACAAATAGATAAAAAAACATTATTTACTTTTATAGCTGAAGGAGAAAGAACAAATTCTAATAATTTGGCTAGTGAAAGACAATTAAATAATAGACCTACTCAATAATATAATATTTATAATAAAAAATAAATTACTATGGGACTATATGACATGCTCACAACTCAGGGTTCTGCATTAACTGCTTATAATGGAACAACCCCACCAGTTAACCCACTTGCAACTCCTCAATCTAAATTACATGCT